ATGAACCAGAAGAAATCAAACCTTTAGATATAACTATTAAATAATTATATCCAATTCTTAAGTTCTTCGCCCATAATTTCTGTGGCGATGTTAACTTTCTTACGAAGGGATTGTACGATTTTATCATCTACAGTCCCTTCAGCAATAATATCAATATAAGTCATAGGTTTCTCTTGACCTATTCTATCAATCCTTGCTTCAGACTGTTGACGTTTTTCTAAATCATATCCATTAGAATAATAAATCATAGTAGACGCACCTGTAAGTGTAATACCATAACCACCTGTTTGCGGTGTGCCTACTATGAATCTAACGGAGGATGTTGGATCTTGTATTTTTTGAATTGCTTTTTGTCTATCATCAGTTGATGTGTCACCATAATAAGTAACAACAGAATTTTCTCCATACTTTTTTGTTATAGCTTCAACAATTTTTTCTATATCATATCTATAGTGGGCCCAGATAACAGCTTTGCCTTCCATTTCTTCTAGTATATCCATTAACTCATCTATACGATTGTTTTTAATTTCCTGAACATCACCATCATCTGATGTAAAGTGACCGCAAGTAATTTGATGTAATCTCATTAATTGAGTTATGACAGTTGCTGTAGAAATCATTTTACCATTTAAGAATGCAATAGCTTTTTCTTTCATAGTTTTATAAACTTTCTTTTGATCATCTGATAATTCTATAATACGTTTAGTATAAGTTTTAGGTGGTAAATCTAAACAATCATCTTTAAGGACCCTATAAGAAAAAGGTTTTAGTTTTTCTGATAGTTCACCAAGATTTCTATAACCAACAACTATTTCAACTTGTCTACCTGATACGTTTATTTTTCTACAAATTGCATATCTAGTTCTAAATGCATAATAAGAAGATTGATCTAATAACCAAGGATCAAGAAATTGACATTGACTAAATAAATCTAAAGGTGATTTAGTTACAGGAGAACCTGTAAGTATTCTTCTATATTTTGTAAATGGTTTTAAAGATAAAATATTTTTAGTTCTTTTAGCATTTGGATTTTTAATTGTTGTGGATTCATCAATACCAACTAAAGCATTGTGACAAGATAAAAATCTATGTGCAAATTGCAAACCTTTTTTAGTTGAAAAAGCTTCAACATTCATAATTAAAATATGAAGTTCTGCACCAGACATAAATAAAGGTTTTAATTCTTTTGCATCTGGGTCTGTTCTCCATAATCCAATTTTATTTTCTATGTAATCAGGTAAATGATTTGGTATTTCAGAGTCAAACCAGTTTTTGTAAACACCTTTAGGTGCTATAATTAAAGCACCATTGATCTTGCCTGCGTTGTAAAGCATAGCAATATTATCAATTAATACTTTAGATTTACCTGTACCCATCTCCATAAAGTAAGCAAATACTTCTTTATCCCAAGACATTTCTAATGCTTTAGATTGATGAGCAAAAGGCTTGCTTTTAAATTTATAATGCATATTATATTTTTACTTTCTATTGAAAGCATATACATATTTTGTTATAAAATGTCAAGAAGGAAAAAATATTATTAATGTCAAATGATCAACAAAAAGTTGACAACGATACAGTTGTCTACGTAATACAAGACATACCTGGAACAAAAATAGGAGCACCAAAAATAAATATAGTTGGTGCAACTCAATTTGGTAAATTAAAAGTTTTGTTACCTGAAAATTCACAAATTATTTTAAGTCCTGTTTATGTAATATCAACTTTAAAACAAAAATTAAAAAATTATACATCAAATGATTATTTACTACTTACAGGCGATCCTGCAATTATTGGTGTTGCGTGTTCAATAGTTTCTGATATAACAAATGGAAAATATAAATTATTAAAATGGGATAAACAAGAAAGGAGATACTATCCAGTTGAAATTGATTTATACAATAAGACTTGACAAAAATAAAAACACAAACTATATAGAAAGGAATAGAAAGTTATGACAATAAATTTTGAAGAAGACCGAATGCAATCAGTGGAGCAAATAGATTCCGCTAAAAAATTATCTGATAAGGTAATTGAATTAAAAAATTTAGAAGACGAAATTGCAAATGCAGAAGAGTCTGTAAAAAAATTAAAAGAAAAAGCATTACAATTATCAGCAGTAGAAATTCCTGCAATGATGGATGAAATGCAAATTACAAAATTAAAGCTGAAAGATGGTGAATCAGTAGAAGTCAAAAAAATCTACGGCGCCACTATTCCAAAAGATCAACAGGAAGCAGCTTTTGAATGGCTTCGTAACAACGGGCTAGGTGATATTATTAAAAATGATATTACCGTTACCTTTGGTCGTGGCGAAGATAACAAGGCAGCAGCATATGCTGACCTTGCACGAGGCAATGGGTTTGAACCTGTCCAGAAAATTGGAGTGAACCCAATGACACTCAAAGCACTGGTCAGGGAACGACTTGAATCTGGACAAGACGTTCCTGCCGACCTATTTAAACCGTTTGCGGGTAACCAAACAAAAATAATAAGGAGAAACTAGATGAGCGAAACGAGTAACGCGATACAAACAAAAAAAGCCGCGGGCGCATTATCAAATATTTTATTTGAAGATGATTCCCACGCAGGTTTTGAGAATGTGAAGACAGAATCCCTGGCTCCACCAATCTTAAAACTTTTACAAAACGGTTCAGCGGAAGCACAGAAACGTAATCAAAATTATGTTGAAGGTGCAGAACCTGGAATGTTCTTAAATACAGTTACAAAAAAATTGTATGATGGAACACAAGGAATAAATGTTATTCCTTGCTACTATAGGTTAGAGTATCAAGAATGGTCTGATTTTGGAACTGGTTCAGGTAGACCTGAACAGATCTATCCAGATAGTTCTGATATTATTAGCAAAACCACTAAAGGAGCTGATGGTAAAGATAGATTATCAAATGGTAATTACATCTTAACTGTTGGTCAGCATTTTGTAATCATTGTAGATAAGAATGGTTCGGCTGAAACTGCTATGATATCTATGAGTTCATCTCAAGGTAAAGTTAGTAGAAAATGGAACTCAATGATGATGTCCATTACTTTAGATGGTAAAAATGGTCCGTTTACACCACCATCATTCAGTCACATTTACCAATTATCATCTGTATTAAATACAGGAAAAGGTAATCAGTGGTATGGCTATGGTGTTAAAAAAATTGGTCCTGTTCAGGATCAAGCTCTATATGAAAGAGCAAAGAAGTTTTACCAAAGCTTTTCTAATAAATAAAAAACAAAAGAGGGCGGTAGCAATACCGCCCTTTTTAAGAAAGGATGGCTATGGTAAAAAAATTTGCAGAAATATTTAGTGGTTTAAAACGATCTTACGGTATTAGTATTAATATTAATATTATTAGAGAAGATGGTAAAAATGAGTATGATTCAAAAGTACTTCATAAACCAGTTACTGAAGATTTATATAAAAAACATTTAGACGGAATAAAACCTACATTAGGAATAGTAGCAATTAATGAAAATAATGAATGTAGATTTGGTTGCATAGATATTGATACTTATCCAGTTGATCATTTAAAATACATTAAAATTTTAAAAGAAAATAAAATACCTGCATTGGTTTTTAAATCAAAATCAAAAGGTGCACACATTTATTTATTTACAAAAGAATTTGTTAAACCATCAATAATAAGAATTAAATTAAGAGAAATAGCAGCTACACTTGGACACGCAGGTGCAGAAATATTTCCAAAACAAGATTATGTTGAAGAAGGTGATACAGGAAGTTTTTTAAATTTACCATATGATGGTGGAGATAATACAGAAAGATATTGTTTAGATGATAATGGTAACAAATTATCATTAGAACAATTTTATAAAAAATATGATGAAGTTGCATTAACAGAAAATCAAATAATGAATCCTTTAGAAAATTCTAAAGAAGAAGATGATTTTGTTGGAGCACCACCTTGTTTAATTTCAATATTAAAAGAAAAACAAGCTCCAGGAGAAATGAGAAATGTAGTATTACATAATGTAGCTATCTATCTTAAAAAAAGATTTCCAAATGAAGTTAGTCAAAAACTTTTTGACTATAATACAAAATACTGTGATCCACCTCTTCCAGAAAATGAAATAAATAATACAGTATTAAAATCATTAAATAAAAAAGATTACAATTATGATTGTAAAAAAGCACCTTTAATTAATTTTTGTAATTCAAAAAAATGTAGACTACAAAAGTTTGGTGTGGGTAAAGGTTATGTTCCTTGTGTTATAGAAGAAATAAAAATATATCCAACAGATCCTCCTATTTTTAAAGTAGTTGTTGATGGGCAACCTGTAGATGTAAAAGCAGAAGAATTAAATGATCCTAAATTATTTGCCAATGCATCTTTAAGACAAACTTATAAAACATTTCCAAGTGTTCCAATAAATTTATGGAGAGAAATGGTTCAAGAACAACTGGCTAAAAAAGTTGTAATAAAAGATATGCCAGATTCATTAAAGATAGAAGTTAGATTAGAAGAAGCCTTATTAAATTATTTTAAAAATACACCTGCAAAAGAATTACAACAAATTACTATGCAAAATAGATCTTATATCAAAGATGGAAAATGTTATTTTAAACCTACTTCATTACAAGACTATTTAAAAAAACACGATTGGGAAAAGAAATGGAATGAAACAACTTTATTAATTAAAAAATATTATAAAGTAACTTACAAAAATGAAAGATTGGGGAATACTCAATGTAGATATTGGATTCTTGAAGGATTAAAAATTCCAGAAAAAAGTCAAATAATAGTTAGTAAAATAAAACCAGCAGAATTTGAAAAATGAGAACAATAATACCAGGACCACCAGGAACAGGTAAGACTTATACATTAATGAAATATGTAGAGAAAGAAATTAAAGAATATAAAACACCACAAGATAAAATACTTTATATTTCATTTAGTAAAGCTGCTTCAAAAGAAGCACAAAAAAGAATTGCTTATCCTAAAATAAAAGTAAGTACTTTACATTCTTTAGGAACAGAAGCACTTGGTATTGATACTAAAAGTCAACTTCTTAAAGGAAAAGAATGGAAAAAGTTTAAAGATGTATCTGTTATTTGTAAAGGTTTGTCATTTGAAACTTATATAGATGAATCAGGTTTACCTAGATACAAAAATGTACATATGCAATTAATTGAATATGCTAGAGCAAAAAAGATATCTTTAGAAGATGCTGCTATTGAATTAGATGTTTCAACAGATTTACAATATACAAGACAGTTAGAAGCTGACGTGGAACAATATAAAAAAGATACTAAGATGGTAGAGTTTCACGATATGATAAACGATTTCATCAGGTTGAAAAAATGTCCACCTGTTGATGTTGTGTTTCTTGATGAAGCACAAGATTTAAGTCCTCTGCAATGGGATATGTTTTTTTACATAGAGAGCCAAGCCATCCGCTCTTACATTGCAGGGGATGACGATCAAGCTATTTATAATTTTCAAGGAGCTGACTCTAATGTTTTTATGAATTTAAAAGGTACTTATGATGCACAAGTACAATCACAAAGAGTTCCAAAAGAAATTTATAATTGTGCAGTTTCAATATTACCAAACATAACTCAAAGATTAGAAAAACAATGGAAGCCTAAAGAAGAATTAGGAAAAGTTTATGAAAATATTATATTGCCAGAAATAGATTTTAGTTCTGGAAATTGGATGATACTTGCTAGAACAAATAAATTATTAAAACCTATTATTGAAGAGATATATCAGCAAGGATATCGATTTGATACAAAGCATAATGAGATATTACCTAGAGAAATATTAAATGCGTATCGAGTTTGGATTAGATTAAATGAAGGGGCCTCTATAAATAAAGAAGATGCTAAAGATTTATATAATTGTTTAAGTTATAAATTAGGTCACGTTGAATATGGATTCTCAACTGGTAAGAGTCTAGAAAGCATAACTAGTGTTGATATCGATACACTTAGAATGGAACACGGGTTGCGAGTGACGGGGAGCTGGGAACAGTTTAATATTTCAGATGATATCAAAACTTATATGAAAGATTTAATAGATTCAGGTGATGACTTAATGAAAGAACCTAGAATAAAAATATCTACAATACACGGAGTAAAAGGACAAGAAGCAGACAATGTTGTTTTATGTTTAGACCTAAATAAAGTCATATATAAATCATCACAAATTAATTCAGATCCTGAACACCGAACGTTTTTTGTAGGTGTAACAAGAGCAAAACATAACTTGTTTTTAATGCAACCACAAGAAAAACACTACTATACAATAGGAGGATCAATAGTATGACAAATAAAAATATGTTCGAAAAGGCCTTTCCACAAGAAAAACAGATAGGCGGGAGTCACTATAAATCGTTTCACATACAACCGTATGAATTTATATCTAAAAATAATCTCAGCTTCTTTCAGGGGAACGTTGTGAAGTACGTTTGTAGGTATCAGAATAAAAATGGAATAGAGGATTTAGAAAAGATAATTCACTATTGCGAACTAGAGATAAAAAAGATAAAAGATATGAAAAGGCAGAAATGAAATATAAATGTGTTAAATGTAAAAAAAGAAATATGACTTACAATTGCGCGTTTATGTGTAGAAAATGTCATAAAGGAAAAAGAAATGATAAATATTAAAGCTTGGATTGATTTATGTTTTTTAACATTAGCAACTTTTGCATATTTTTTAGCATTTGAAAAATTTATTTGGAGCATACTATGAGAAATAAAATATTACAATTTACAGATAAGATAACAGCGTGGCATCATAAGATATTTACTTATGTAGCAAAAAAATCAAAAACTAGTTTATGGTTTACATTTCTATTATTGTTTTTAGCAATCTATGAAATATTTGAACATTTTGTTATTCCAGTAATTTTAATTTGGTGGGGGTTAAGATAATGTTTGAAGCATCTACAGA